AACTTTAGAATTTGTTCGGGAATGCCAGCAGCGCTGGGGCGTAAAGATAACCTGGGTGGAGTATGATGTGGTCGATAATCGGGCTACATATAAGACAGTTAGCGACAATTCAGCGTCTCGTATCGGTGAGCCATTCGAGGTTTTGGTTAGAAGGCGCAAGTATTTACCGAACATAGCTGCAAGATTTTGCACCACAGAGCTAAAAATACTCCCAATGAAGCGGTATCTAACTAAGGGGCTCGGCTGGAAGAAGTGGACGGCGGCAGTCGGTATTCGTGCTGATGAGTCAAAAAGAGCTAAATCTGACAGCAAAGACAGGTGGAGCTATTGGTATCCGCTGCTCGAGGCGAACATTTTTAAAGAAGATGTAGTGAGTTTCTGGGATAAACAAGACTTTAACCTGAATCTAAACTCAGCTAACGGGGTTACACCCAAAGGAAACTGTGACTTTTGTTTTTTAAAAAGCGAACATATTCTTGCCAGCATGGCGAAGCAACACCCAGAGCGTGCTGAATGGTGGGTAAAGATGGAGCAAGAGATGGGTTCAACCTTCAGGCATGGCAGAGATATGAAGCAGTTCGTAGACTTTGCAACACGGCAGCAAGATTGGATCTTTGATGAAGAGGGCTACTTCTGCCAAAAGAATGAAGGCGAATGTACGGGATAAAAAAACAGACGAGTTGTTCGGGGTTGCCCGCTCGTCTGCTTTCTTTCATGGTGACTATATATTGTGAACCACGCTGTTTTACAAAACGTGGCTACGGTCTACCCGAACAATTCAGGCAGAGGTACAGAATAGCATGAGCAGCAAGACAGAGAAACAAAAAAAGCAAGAAGAAGAATATAAAAAATGGAAGCGCAGCCAGGGGGAGGCCGAAGATTTGTTCGCAAAAGAGCCTGGAGCAGCCAGAAGAAAGAACTTGTTTGAGAGAAAATGTTCGGTTTGTGGCAGCCCGCAGGCCTGGAGGTCATCAGATTTTGGGAGGACTTGGCAATGTTTCGCACACGCAAAAGACTAAAGCGCTGGTTTGATTTTAAGAGACTGAGAAACAGAAAAAGAGTTGTTAGGTATAAGTCGCCTGTAGTTAAATTTTAATTTTTTATGCGCCAAAAGATCAATTCTGGTTATAGGTCGTGTATACTATAGGTATAATAATAATGAGAAATGTTTTTCCAAAAGTTACCCATTAAATATTTCTTGTATTATAATGATGTATGAAACGAATGCTCATTGCAGCGAAAGGATAATTTCATGATTAACTTAGTACAACTACAACCAGAATATCGTTTTGACACCAAAGACATTGACCCGTATTGCGATATGGATTTAGAGGAATGTGGCTGGCATGTCAGAAAAGAAATCAAAACAATCATTGAAAAATGGAACGTGCAGCCGAACCCAGAACGTGATGCAAAAGGTAAAGTGCCACGCAATAGACAAACGCCTTACTGGTGTTCTTACAGAGATGTATTTATCCGTAATGGTTTTCAGTCTGAAGATATTTCAACTTTACGGTCTGAAGTAAATCAAGCTTTGGAAAAGGTTATTGAATGTAAGATAGACGCTATCGAGGAATTAAAGAAAATGCCGCAAGTGGATAATCTAAATTGCATCATTGCATCACCGCCTAAAGTCATTAGGTTTCTTGAAGAACTTATTGAACAGCTTAAACGTGACCAAGATTATGTTAATCAACACTTGGGCAGGGTTTTAAAACAGATTTCATAATGATAATATGGGGTAGAGATGAGTTGGGATCGGCTAGTTAAAAATTCTCTACCCCGTACATAATACGCATATAAAAAAAGGGCGGTTCATACCGCCCCTTTTCAATGTCTGTTGTGGTCTTGGTCAACCCAGATAGGGTGAGGAGTAAGCTTAGTCTTTCTCCCAAAGACAACTGTATCGTTGTCGAAGTCGATATCCCCAAGGCTTCTTTTATCGAAAAACTTGTGGATAAAATCTGGGCGCCCCCAGACTTTGACAGCGGCAGAAAAACCGTCACCGTCAAAGCCAATAAAGTGAACAATCTTATTCATTGAACAATTCTCTCCATCTATTCTTTTGAACATCGCCCCAGCCATAGCTATCCATTGCTCGGCGCATAATTCTGTCGGCGGTATCAGTCCAGACCAGAGAATTTTCTCTAGCCCATACCCATGCCCATAACTCTTTTGTCAGTAATGAGCGGTCTTGGAACCTACCTAAAATGTGACCAATTTCATGTAATGCTGAGACATAAAAACCTGTATTCTTTGTCGGGCGAATACAGATAGTTTTATCTGCTGGCCTTGCCCAATATCTGGGCTCGGCATCTTCTAGAGATTGATACACAACCTTGATATCATTTACCGCACATAATTCCTGTACATGTAATGCCATTTCAATTCGTTTCACTGTCATGATGTTTTCCTTTTCGGGTATGCGATAAGATCCTGAATGTATGCTTCACTCTTTTTCTTTTCACCGTTTTTAATTTTTCTTAATAATTCAAGTCGCCTTAACTCATTTACTTCATATTCATTGTCACAACCACTTGGCAAATGATTACCTAAGCTAGTGCTTGTTTCAGCCCTAAACGGCTCATTTACGTCCATGCAATAGTTAAAGCTTGTTAAGAAGTTTTCATCATCGAAGTCGGGGTCAACAACATTGTGTTCTTCATATACATTATGCATTGCTTGCATATTAATATGACTAACAACAACATTCCTTCTCCAGGTTTTGTGCATTTTTCTTCTTTTTTGAAACTCTTCTAAATCTTCTTTTGTTACTTCAAGTTTTAACTTCATTTTTTCGCTCTTTTGCTAGAAAAAGATTGCATATATATTGACAATATTACTATCATTCGCTACATTGTCAATAGTGTAAACGAACAAAACAAGAAGGAGATTTCGTAATGACTAAATTGTACTTGGCCTACGGGTCGAACTTAAACAAGGCTCAGATGAGCCAACGCTGCCCCACTGCTAAGGCTGTGGGTGCTGCAATGATTTATGGTTATGAATTGGTGTTCCGAGGCGTTGCTGACATTGCAAAGTCCAAAGACCCTAATATGTATATTCCTGTCGGCATCTGGGAGATTGAGCCAACAGATGAATTAGCGCTTGATCAATATGAAGGTTGTCGTGCTGATGGCACAGGCCTTTATAGAAAAATCAAGGTGGCGGGTATCATGACATATACTATGAACACTGATGTTATTGCCATGCCCACTACAGGTTACTTTAACACTATTCTTGGTGGTTATCGTGATTTTGGGCTAGACACCAATTTTCTATATGATGCGGCTGGTTGGGCTGGTTATGAAGGTAAACAGTCTGATAACGTGTTTGGATTGGAGATGGTGTAGGTGGATAAACTCTTAACAATCGCATACGACTTAAAGCATCAGGTGGAGTGTCTGCCTGATGTTTTTAAGCATGAGAAATGTGTTGACCACTTTGACACTGATATGAGTATGATTAATCGTGTTAACGAAATTGTGAACGAACTAGAAAAAAGGAATGTAAAATGAGTGAAGAAGGTAATATCGTATATAGCTGTCCAGAACATGGCTTAGAAGTCTACAGGAAGCTAAAAAACAACCCTAGTGTGCCAAAGGATTATGTATATTCATATTTTCCGCCAGTTACTTTAGAAAACGGCACACAGATGATTGAGAAAATGTGGATTAAAATCACTAAAGGCAACCGCATGGGCGGTGAGGGCATCTTAGACAACGAGCCGCAGCACAACCCAAATTTTAAATTGCATGATGTTGTTCGCTTCAAGACAGATGAGAATGATATCACAAGAGCATTTCAAAAAATGGAGAGTTAAATGGTTTATAAAGGATTGTCATGGTCTTGTTTCCTGTTCGGTCTATCAGTGTTTTGGCTGTCTTATGAAATTGTTCGGTTTCAGCAAACGGCGCCAGAAATTATCTCCGTAATTTTGTTCGGGTTAATCGGCGCCGTAATGGCTGTAATGGGATTGTTCGGGTTATGGGAAATTCGTAAAAAAAGGTGGTAATCTACTTACAACTTACAACTTACAATTCGTAAGTAAAATAGTGTAAGTAAAATTGTTCATGTTTTCAGTGCTTTACAATCTTACTTACACAACTTACAAATTAAAGTAATGTCTGTGTAAGTTAATATAAGCAATTGAAAACATTGGTACTTACACAACTTACACAACTTACATATATATATATATGTGGCTACTCGTGTAAGTAGCCCATATATTGTTAAGATAAGGAGAGGCAAATGCCACAAGTCGGAGAGACTTTAACTAAGGAACAAACGTCTGTTGGTATGGAGCGGTTAAAACCTCAGCAACAGACTTTTCTTAATAATTACTTCAATGGTGATATGACTCAGACTGCTGCGGCAAGAAAAGCAGGGTATAAAAACCCCACGGTTGCCGCTGTAAGGCTGTTGCGTAATCCTGTAGTACAGGAGCGTCTCGAAGAGATGAGGCTTGAAGCCAGAACGAAATACGGAGTTACTGTAGATAAATCGGTTCGGGACTTAAAAAAGATGCGTGATCAGGCTTGGGAACTCGGTCGGTTCGGTGAAGCTATTCGGGCTGAAGAACTGAGATTGAAGGCAACTGGACTACTTGTTAAT